GAGGTGTAAACTTTCGACTCTCATAAGGGCAAATGAATGCCAAACTAGAGTTTGGCTACCCTAATATAATTACCCAAAATATAGATATTGCTGAACAGAATAAAAATGCTTTAACTATGTCAGGTATAGATTCACATATTTCATTTATTTTATTAAGATTTATCATTACCTTTTTCCTCATCTTTGTTAAATATTTCCTGAAAAATAGACTCAACTATTTCACAATACTCTCTGTGGCTATTTTGATATTTTCCAATATCTATAGTCTTGACTATTTCTTTGAATCTAATTACATCATCTGTATACACTTCATTATCCTCATAGTATTCATCTTCTTCTCTTTGCATTTATGCACCTCTTTGTTTCTCACTAATAACATTTTGAAAGTGCTTTAATGTCGCACAATTCATTTGATGCTCTAATAAAGAAATTTCTTTATCCCCATTATTATATCTTTTTATATCATTTTCCAAATAGTTTATTACCTTTTCCATATTCATTTGTAGTTCCCCTGTTCTTATAAAAGCTGGAATTAAATAATTATTATTCATAGTTCTCATTTAAAATCTCCCTTGCTTCTTCTTTTGTTAATTGATATTTATTTTCAATATTATTGAGCAACTCTTTTTCAGAAAGTGTATCTCTAAACTTTTGTATGTATTCTAAACTGCTAAAGAATTGCTCGTTAAATATTCTGCTCATTTTCTGAATCCTTTTATAGGTGTACCATTTGAATTTCTTACAGTTGGGTAGAAGATTACTTCTTTTTCAACAACCCCTAGTTTTTCACAAGAAAGTGTTATGCCCAGCTCACCAAACATATTCCAATCTACAGGACAATTATCTAGCCATTCTTCAATAATTTTTTCTTGTTTTAAAAGTTTACCCAAATCTCCGATTTTTTTTCTCAATTTATTATCCTCGTTTTATTGTTTATACTACCAGTATATATTAATTTATACTGATAGTATATTTTTATTTTGGGTTGTTTTGAGTTATTTTGATGTTTTTTTTTGAGCTAATAGAGGGTCAATTATACCATTTTGAACATATCTTAGATGGTCATTTGACTTATTCAAAGAATCTATACTAGAGCATATTTCATCAATATTATATCGGTCAAACTTTTCAGATATTAGTTGTGCGATAATATTATTAGCATGGTAAGTTGCTCTTTCTTTAACTACTTTACCAACTTCTTGCACTCTGCTTTTTAATTCTTCTTCACCCAGTTCTTCTAATCTTTTTTGGTATTTATCATTGTTCATTATATTTATCTCCAGCTTTCGCCATTTATCCAGCATACTAAAACTTTTCTTTTGCCACTGGTTACAGGTGTAACACAATGATTCATAAAGCTAGTGAATGCCACTAATTCTTCTGTGTTGTTTTGAATAACAACTTCTTCTCCACCACTAATTATTTTTAATTCTCCACCAGTAAAGTCATCATCTAATATCCAAGAGATTGATATTTTTCTAGTAGAACCCATCTCACAATTTATGTCAGTATGAGTTTTATAAAAATCTCCAACATTATATTCTAAATATTGTATGTCTTGAATTGCAGATATTTTATAATTAAAAACTTTATTTAATTCTACTGCATACACATGGAACAAATCTGCAATTTTTGAGTTCATTGGTATTCTCCACATATTCACTTTTCTAGTCAGCTTGTTATCACTTCCATAATTAACTTTGGCATCTTGTGGAACACCAACACCACTTGATAATTCTACTCTCACTGAAACTAAATCAGCACGACTAATAGGAAGTTTTACAACACCATAGTTTGGATTTAATGTCATGTCAGGACTTCCATTAATTTGAAAAAAATCATTTTTGAAAATACTAATTGACATTATTTACTCCTAAGTTCGTGGGCAGAAGAAAAGCACATCTACCCACTTTGATGATTGCCAAGTCCTTGGGGGGATTAGAAAGGAGCCTCATCTTTCTCTCTTATCTCTAATCCATAGTATGAGTCATTGTCATAAACATTCAAAGTTTTATCTTTGCCATCTATATTAATGAACCCAGTTTTAACTGTTTTAGAATCAGATTTTTTTGGGTCAAACAAACAACCCACCTCTTGGTATACAGTAAAATATTCAGTTCCTTTTGCAGATAATGCTTTAGTAACAATTATCTTTCTAGGATATCTGTCAGGTATTCTACTACCATCTTCATTGACATATGGTTTACTATCTCTAATACTTCCTTTCTTAAATAACTCTAAACCATCAGGGTCACTTAAAGAACCTTTACAATACATATCTTCTTGTTTTATTTCTGTCATTTTACCACCTCTAAATTTTTATCTTCTAATATCTCAACAATTTGAAAGAACCTGTCAGGATTACATTCTTTTTGTAAGTCCACCATCATATTTGCCTGTTTTTCTTTATCAAATGGTTTATTTGCAACCAAGTAAAATTCATTGGCTACTTTTTGTAAAACTAAATATTTCATATCATCTCCTAAAATTTATTTGTTTGATTATTGTTTATTGTCTTTTCAGGACTTGCTACATTAGCATCATCATCATCTGTTATTATACTTCCAAATCCATATAGCATATGCAATGAATATCTTTTTGCATAGGTCACAGTACTGGCAAATGCCTGTGGGTTATCTTTGTTATTACAAAACAAAGGATATTTACATCTTAATATATCAGTATCATTTATGTGTCTGACTACAGTGTTTAAATACTGCTGTCCATCTTCACAAATAATGCTTTGAGTAAATATCAAACCAAATTGCAAACCCTCGTTAGCACATGCAATAGCATCTTCTAATGTAGAGTATGGTGTACCTTTAGGATTTTCATCTGACTTAAATCTAGAGTTTCTGCCAGTAGCATCTGACTTTAATTTAAGTGATTGATATTTATGAATTGCAGTCATTAAACCCAATTCATCATTGTCTTTTCTTGTTTGCTCATTATGAGCTTTCATGTGTTTGCTTTCCATTTTGTGTGCCTCATTTTCATTGTTACTTTTAATATAATATACTATTTTTATACATATTTATAGTATTATTTCTTTATTTTAGATAAATAATATCTTTTGTGGTTTTTTCTCTCGTTAATCTTATCTCTTTATTACTTTTTTTATATTCCTCGTAGAAAAACTCATACATAAATATGTTTAACTGTAGTACTCCTGTTTTGCCTAAGTTCTCAAAATTTTTAACAAAATAACTATTGTCATTATTAAAAAATATTTTCCTCATTTCTCCAAAATTAGAGATTTTTTTCCATCTTAAAGAGTTAACAACACTAACTGATAAAAAATTATATCCATGTAGTTCTTTCAAAGTAAGTTTGTCTTTTTCTTCTGAGCTTAATTCATTCCAATTTTTTAAAAATAAAAGATAATTTTCGTGTCTTTTTTCAGATGAATCTAATTGACGACCCATACTTCTCCACTTGTGTTTTTTATCATGGTAAGAATTTTTTAATAATTGTTTATTCATAGTATTATTTTTCTAACTCTATATTATTTTTCTTCAAAGTATCTTTGACTGATTCTTTAATAAGTTTAGACCTAAATGCTTTTTCAATATCAGGACTCATACCACTAAAAATAAATGTATCATCAACGAGTTCGCCTATTCTTTTCTCGATACCTTTAACATTTTTATTATCTTTTTTTACTTTTATTTTCTTCATTTTTTGTTTCTCCTATAAGTTTAGTTAAATACCAATGAGCTTTTATTAAATCCTCAATGCCATTCTTCAGTTTATACCTAGAAACATATTTGATTATATTGCCCTCTAGGTAATTCATTTTTTGGTCAAGTATAAAATCAATGACTTCAATCTTGCCTTGCTTGTAGTGTTTTGGATTTATATTATCTTTCAAAATACAAACCACTCCTCAAATGTAGGCATAAATTTTTTAACATCTCGCCTAATCATTTGTGTGCCACCCATTTCATCAGCACTTATAAGAACTATGTTTTCAATATTCTCATTAAACATTTCATTGTACATAACTGCATAGGCAGTTAATTGAACTCCATAATTATCTTTAATACTTTGTTTGGGTGAATTAGAAGTTTTAAAATCTATGACAGCTAGATATCCCTTGTCATTATTTAACCCTTTAATCTTAGCGATACAGTCCACACGACCATGTATTTTATAAGTGTCAGAATATAATTCTTGCTCAATAAATATTTCATCTCGAACCATCTCAAGATAACTTAACATGTTCATGAATAAACCATTTGCCAAAACACTATCGCACATATGAGATATTGGCATTGAATTTTCATCAGAACTATAGAGATGTTTATCTTCTGTCATAAAATATTCTTCAATCATTGAATGAACTTTTGAACCTCTCTCAGCACATCTTTTCATTTCAAAGTTAGCAACATCTTCACCTAATTCTTTTCTCCATTTTTCTAACCCACGATTGGGTCTAGCATTAATTACACTTGTAACACTTTGGTAGCCAAGACTCTTTTTTTTAAGAATCTCGGAAGTTGCTATTGTTTTCCATTTTTCGTATTTATTCATTTTTAAATGACCTCAAAACAAATTCTTCTATTTTAGGTTTTCTGTCTATCCATTTAGTTTCTGATTCATTTTCCATAAATATTTTAAGTATAAGCAAATCTTCCACAGTAGCTTTTATTTTATATTTTTTAAAAAATTGTAAAGTGCGTTTTAATAATTTTTTATCCATATCGAAATGTTTTCTTAAATACATAAGTATATGTGATGACCTTACACTTATTGCATGTGCTTTTTCATCTATATCAATTATTATTCTAAACATTAGTCATAACCAAAATATCATTTATAGTGTATTTATTGCTTTCAAAATACATATCTCTTTCTATTGGCAATCCCATAACACCTTTAAACTCTTTAAGTTCTTTGAGGTCAATATAACCAGCCTCTCTTTCGTGTAATTGAACAACACCAAAAGCAATATTTGTTTCAGGGTCTAACTCAGTTAGCCACCAAGTACCAGCACCTGTGGGATTAAATAATTTAACCACTACTTTAAAATCTACACTTCTAGGGTTTTCATCATTCCATTCTTTTTTATGAGCTATGTGATTTTTCATTAGTTTTTCTTTTTGTGATTTTAAAAAAAATTTCATGACATATCTCCTCTGTAAATATAAGTTGTAAACCATTTGCCATTAACTGTTGTATCTTTAGACTCAATATTAAAATGGCATCTAAGATTAAAAATTATTGATGACAATCTTGTTGCTCTAAATTTTTCTATAGCAATCCAAGATGTAATTGATTTGTTTTTTAATAAGTACGCTAACACTTTCTCAGCTTGAGTTTTAGGGTTAGTAACATTGTAACCATTTATGTATGTTTCTTTTTTCATTATTTATATACTCGTTTAAGTTAATTGCTGGGTAGTTTAGGTGATACCCACACCATTCATTATTGATTAAAGTTATTATATAAAGGATGAAGTAGTGTATAATTTCTTCCTTTTATAAATGCAAGTAATAAAGTGTCTTTTTGTATTTCTGTCATTTTTTCATCTGATGTTTCTTCTATTGCTTTGATTAGCGATTCTGTTAATTTATTTGATATTTTCATAATATTTTCCTCGTTTAAGTTAACATGATTCATTATAATACTAATAGTATTAGTAAGTAAAGTATTATTATTACTTTATATATATTTACTTTTAATATAAAATAAACCATAATAGCTTAATAAACATGGAGATAAATTAAATGAGATTTAAAGATTACCTTAAAAATCAATCACTTAGCGTGAGCAAGGTAGCAAGAGCATTAGCTGTTCCTGAAGTGACAGTCAATTCTTGGAAGTATGGACATAAGATTCCAACGAAGAAAAACATGCATAAAATAGTTGACTTCACTAATCAGGAAGTTCAACCGAATGATTTTTATCAATGAGTTTTACAGCAATTTCATGGGCAACTAAACAGAAGACAGATTGTGGTGGGAGTAAATTATTATTACTCATGCTTTCTAATTATGCTGATGATGAAAATAAATGTTATCCGAGTCTAAATCATTTAGCAATTATTTGTTGTTGCTCAGAAAGTAGCATTCAAAGATATATAAAAAAATTAGTTAAATCTAATTTAATAAAAGTCTTCAAAACAGGAAAAGGTATTAGAAAAAATAACAACTATGTTGTTCAATGTCCTAAAAATGATGTAGTCAATATGACTGCTAATACTAATATAAATAACAACTTAAAAAAATTTGTTAGAAAGGGTAGAAATAAAAACTTTATTGCTGGTTGAATTTAATACTTTACATATTAATATTTAAAGTATAGTATTATATTTTAACAAAGGGGGAAACAATGAGTGGTAAAGAAGAATTCAAAGACAATTCGAATTCTGATTCGAAGTTAGATTCGAAGAAAGATATACATAAAGGAAAGGAAAGTAAAATAAAGGACATGACACCTGTGGTGTCTAATAATAATACTAATGGTCAAATTGATGGCATTCATACTGCCAAAAGTTTGTATGATGGTTTGTGGGAACTTTATGAGGGTAAAACTTCTAAAAGATATTCAACAGGGTTTAAAGACTTAGACCCATTCATGAGATTGGTAAAACCTAGTTTTATATTAATGACTGGTAC